AAGCACTTCCAGAAATAGAACCAGAACCAGAAATAATAATTAAGCCTACAAAAGTAGAACGTAAAGAAAAATATGAAAATAAAAAGAAAGCAGAAAAGGAATCAAAAACTGAAATTAAACCACGAGAAATAAAGAAGAATGATAGAAAAATATATAAACAAGCATTAAATAATAATGTTGTAGGTGCTGCAACTCAAACAATGGGTGCTGCTCTTAATCCATTCTTGACTGTGATGTTTAAACAACCGGCATTTAAGAATCATAGACTTGAGTGGAAATTAACACCATCCAATGAACAAGAATCACAACAGCTCAATCAGATCATTAATATGTTTAGAGCTAATATGCTCCCAGATAAAAATGGTGCTTTAGGTGGTGCATTATTAACATATCCTAATATAGTTCAAGTTCAAATCAGTGTGAATAATGGCACTTATTTTACATATGCTTTTAAACCTGCAGTTATAACAAGTTTTAGTGTTAATTTTACCCCATCAGGTCAACCATCATTCTTTGGATCATCTGCATCACCTGCCCCAACCGAGGCAATTCTTACATTATCTCTAACGGAAATTGAATACTGGTTATCAAGTGACTTTGGTCTTAATGGCAGTACTGTTGATTTAGGAACAATTGGATCTAAAATAGCTCAAGCACTATCAGGTGGTGGTCTATAATGGCACAAGAAACTTACTTTAAGAATTTTAATACTATACAATACGGGAATAGCACAAGTAATGTTGCTATTGTTGATATTACAGAGCGTATTGTTACTTTACAGAATACTGAAAACAATCCTTATATATTTTATCCATTGGATATAACAAATGGTGCTCGAGCAGATCAGATTGCTTATACAAACTATGAAGATGCATATGCAAGTTGGATTCTTTATCTTTCAAATGATATTGTAGATCCTTATTATGAATGGTACCTCACACAAGATCAATTTAATAATTTTATTGAAACAAAATATGGTTCAATTGCTAATGCAATGCAAAGAACTATATTCTGGAGAAACAATTGGGTAGATCAACAGTCATTAAGTCCAACCGCTTATAATTCTGAAATAGCTGATAATCCAGAAAGAATTAAGTATTGGACTCCAAATGTTGGTCCTACAGGAACTGTTATTAATTACACCAGAACACAGACAGATTGGACAGTTTCTACAAATCAGCTTGTAAGTTATACATACACAGGTAATGCTTCATTTATTGTTGATGAACTAGTTAATATTAATGGAACTGGAACTGCACAAGTAGTACAATCAAATTCTACTACACTTATAGTTCAACATACTATTAATAATATTGCTACATCAAATGGATACATATATGGTAATCAAAGTCAGTCGAATGTAACTATTACAGGATTTTCATATCTTGCAAATACATTAGGACCAAATGAAATAATTTATTGGACTCCAGTTTCTTATTATGATTATGAGAATGAAAAGAATGAAGGTAATAGAACAATTAGAGTTATGCAACCACAATATGTTCCGGCTTATATTAAAAATGTTAAGAGCTTGTTAGCATAATGGCACAGAATCCAGGTGATATATTAATTGATGATCTGACTATTTCATCGCCAAGATCAGGTAATTGGCAAGCCGCTGGTCAGTTTCTAGCGATGGATATATTTGAATCTATTTTTGCACCGGCAGTACTTGCTACCATTGAAGTACTTGATGATAAGGATTATCTAGGTAATCTTAAAATAGCAGGTGATGAATCTGTAAGTTTAACATTTAGAACTCCAAATGGTGTTTCTGTATCTTATAATTTTCATCTTAATCAAGCTCAAGATGTTGGTATTGAAGGTGCTATGAAGTCTAAAACATATAAACTTGAATGTATAACACGTGAGGCTATGACTGGCCAGGGCAATCAGGTTCAGAAAGCATATAATACAACTATTGATCAGATTGTAGCAGACTTACACAAAAACTTTCATAACAGTCAGTTACCTATCTTTACAGAACAAACAAAAGGTAATCGTAAGTTTGTAGTTCCTAATCAACCTTCGATGCATGTTATTGAGAATCTAAGAAAAGAAGCTGTATCGGCTCAGAATAAAGGTTCTAATTATATGTTTTGGCAAACTTGGAGAGGTATGTATTTTCAATCTTTAGAATATATGCTCCAACAGGGTGATGTCAAAACATTTAAACAAGATAATACGGTTGGTCATTCACTCGGTAGTGTTATTGATAATAATATCATTGCATGGCAAGTTAAACAAAATATGGATGCTATGAATCGTATTCATGCAGGTGTTATTAATCAACGTGTTACAACATATGATCCTCATACACATAAATTTGTGTCACAGGATTTTAAACCACAACTTAGCGAACTTGTTAATCTTGGCTCTGGTTTAATTACAACACTTGCTACATTTGCTGCGTTATTTCCTAATGCAAATAGAACAGTCCATAGAGTTGTGAATCCTAATCAGGCTATTAATGTTGGTAAAAGTTTTGTTCCTGCTTCAATTCCGTATAAACAGTTGAATATGGCAGCAATGCAAGAACAGCTTATGCAAATGACTATTATCGGCGATCCTAATTTAGAGCCAGGAAAAACTATTACAGCAAATGTACCAAAGATATCAGGACAAACTGGTTCAACAGAACAAGAACCACAGATGAGTGGTCGTTGGTTAATTGCAAAAACACATCATGAAGTTCGTCGCCCTGATGTAAGACCACGACATGTCACTAATCTGGAATGTATAAAAGGTGCTTATGAGGAGAGTGTATAATGTCACAGAATAGTTCACTTGGTTCACACATGGAATTTTTTACTGCTGAGGTTCGTGATATTCAAGACCCCGATGGTGGTGCTGGTAAAGTAAAATTAATGGTTCATGGTCATCACAACGTAGGTCCAACGCCGATTGATGATAAAGATTTGCCGTGGGGTCATTGTGTAATGAATAATTCTCCATCATTAAATGGTATTGGCGAGTCGGTTAATTATCACCCAGGAAGTACTGTATGTGGTTTTTGGTTAGATCCACATACAAAACAAATACCTATTATACTTGGTTCATTACACCGTTCTGCTTTACCAGAATATAATTGAGGAATAAATGGGAATAGTATACGATCATTATGGTAATCCAATTTTTTCTAGTGAGTCAACACCTACTAGCTCTACTGCAGTACCTGCTCCACCAGATAAAACAGAAGGCGATGGTAATCCTTCAAGCAAAGATACATCTGATTATGGCGTTTGTACAACAGCTGATGGGACTGTAAATAAAGGTGGAGGAATTAACAATGATGATGGCGCGCCTAACCTACCATCCAATCGCGCTGACTTCTTATCAAAACTTGGTTTAAGTTATGGTACAAATGCTAACACTGGTCGACCATCTACTTCAAAAATAAAACCTGACGCAAGCTCGGTTGATAATGCTCAAACAAATAAAGCAAAACAAGGATTAGATCAGTCGCATCCTACAGCTGGTTCTCAAGATCCATCACAATCTATTCATGATGCTATCCTTGCTGCTGACCCTAGTGCAACTGCAGCTATCTTTCTAAAGAAAGCATTACAATCAATGGTAATGCTGAAGATGATGGATAAACTTACAAGTCCAGCAGGTATTTTATCAATGGCTTCTGGTGGTCTAGGAGGTGCCTTACAAGGACTTGCTGGTGGTGTTGGTCTTGGTAATATGATGGGTGCTCTTAATAGTGTTATGCCGGGCCTTGCTGTATCTGGTTTACTTTCAGGTTCTGCAACACAAGCACTTCACAATGGCATGATGGGTATGTTAAATAATGTTGCTGTTGGTGCATTAGCGGCATCAGAGATTGCTTCAGCAACAAATACATCATCAAATATTTCAAATGCAATGCAAGCAATAGCTGCAGGTTCTGCTGATGCTGTTGATGCAGTAGCTCAATTTGGTGGACCTGCATTTGGCTTACAGCCAGGATCTCTTGCTTCTAAAATTGCTCTTGTTGGGCCATCTGGTTATGTATCAACACAAAGTAATATAGGTGGAGTTCTTATTAACACAACTGTGCAAACCTCACCGATTCCACATCTTACCCAAAACATACCTGTTCTTAATGGTTTGGAACATGTTGCTATTGCAACAGCTGCCGTAAGTAATATCACTGGAACTTTAAGTGATGCTCTTGGTGTGAGTAGTTCTATTGGCAATGCTCTTGGTAGTATTAGTGATGTTACAGCAGGTGTTTCTAATTTGGCAGGTACATTTGGTAATATAGGTAGTTTTGGACCATCATCATTGGCTGGTGTTGTAAATGGTGGTATTGCAGGAATTGTTGATGGTGGATTGTCTAAGATCCTAGGATCTCCATTATCTGGTTTGCTCGGTAATGTAACATCATTGTTACCAAATATTTCGGGTACTATTCAATCAAATATATCTGCATTCCCTCAAACATCAATCAATGTTGGAAAAATGACATCGACAATGACAAATGCTACTAAAGCAATGGCTTTATCAAAAGCTGCACATAATGTTGCTCAGAATATTTTTGGTAAAGCACGTGCAGAACATATAGCCGATGCTATAGGTGCTACCGCAAATCTTTCAGCTGCGGTCGGTGGTCCTATTTCAATGATAACAGCATTTGGTGATAGAATTACTTCATCACCTATTAA